ATTACGGCGTGCTCAGGCCGGACAGAGCTGTCCATTCGATAGTAACCGGCGTCGCGCGAGCTGGCCGAGAAGCGCATCATGCGAGGCATGGCCTTCGGGTCATGGTCAATCTCGCGGAGGTGCTGGGCTCCGCCAATGCAAAGGATGCGGCTCATTCTTCGTCCTCCTCAAAGGTTTCGGTGACCATGACTTTGACTTTGGGCTTGCCTGACATGCCAAGGTCTTTCTCAAGCTGGTCAAGCTGCGGGCAGGCAACGTCGCCTTCATTCTCATGCTCGATAACCCGCTTGAACCCGTGGATGATTGCCATGGCCATGGTCAGGTGCTTGGCCGCTTTGACGTTGAGCTCTTGAAGCCTCTCGACTTCAGCCTCGGCTTTCTGCCGATCTTCGCGCTCCTGATCTAGCAAGTGGGTGAGTCCGTCAAGTCCTACTTGAAGCTTCCGGCGGGCCTCGCGCTCATGGCAAAGCTTAGTGCGCCCGTCGACCATGGACAGGTCGAAATGGCATGAGTGCTTGCCCACGCTGTTGGCAAATGAAGCCCCGCAGTGAGGGCAGAAGTCTGCCATGGCGTTTGCCGAGTCGGCCATGAACTTGGCTTTGGCTTCGGCCACTGCTGTTCTGTCCTGGCATTCTTGGGCAAAGCCACCAACCTCGCGGTAGAGCCTGGCCTTGAATTGCTGCGGGTTAAACCTGGGAGCTGAGCAGAACCGGACTGTGATGTCATTGGCTTTGGACTCGATCGCGGCTTTAACCAGGTTCTCGATGTAAACCTGGAGCTTGACGCCTAAGGATTCCGGGATTTTTTCGCTGCCCTCAAAGAAAAGAGGGAATGTTTCAGTCTCTTGCTTCATAGTTTCTCAGAGGTTGAGTCTGTGCTCGTGGCGCAAGGCGCGCAGTAAGGAACGCCAGGCATAGACGGGTACGAAGGGACAGGATACGGCACAGGATAAGGCTGCGCAAGCTCGAGTTTGGTTACCCGGTGCTGGAGGTTCTGGATGCACAGGGCAATCTCAGGGTAGCCATTCAGAGGTACGGAAAGGATGTACCTAATCTCGTTGGCGAGTGCCTGTGTAGGGTTGGACTTAGAGTGTTCTTGGCTTTCGGCAAGCTGCTTGACCCGGCGCTTTAGCAAGCCTTCAAGCTCTTCGGCTTTGGCTAGCTTGGCTTCAAGCTCGCGGACACGATCTTCGGCTTGAGTTAGCTTAGCCGCGAGCTTGCAAACACGCTCTTCTGCTTCATCGGCGTCGCGGCAAGCATTAACCCAGCCTTCGAGAAGGTTAGGCACGCATTTGACCAGCCGTTCGCCAAGGCCAGCGCCAAGCTTGCTAGCGTGGGGACGGAGGCACTCGAGTTTGTCGGTATAGTACTTGATTTCAGACTTGTAGACCGCGTAGTCTCGTCGAAGCTTCTCATTAGCCTCGGCCAGGCAAGTAGGGCACTTGCAGCTGTGTGAATGGTAGTTGTCTTTCATTGGTGGGATGGGGTTTGTTGTCTCATGACGCAGCTACGGTATGGCTGGCTGCCTCTTTTGTAAACAAGAAATTGCAGGCGGCTAGGTTAAAGTTTTGGAATACTTTTAGGCCTTACAGCACTCTTGTCACACGGACGATGCCTGGCTCTAGCTCCATGGAAAATCTCTTCTTGGCCAGGTCAAAAGCCCAGTTAGACAACAAAGATTGGATCTTGGCCTGGAGTTGCGAGGCCGAGTAACCCCGAGGCTTTGCCGCAAGGCCAACGCTATCGCCTAAGCTCATCGCTTGGACTTGCCGGAGATAGAATCCTCGGATGGTGCCGGTTTTTACGTTGAGCCAAGGAACAGCTTTAATCTCGCCGCGGATGGCGAGTTCGACTTCTTTGTAGAATTGCTCGAGGCCAGGCCAAGACTTCACTTCACGGAATACGAGGTCTTGCAAATGCGCCGGCGTGTTTTCGAGAACGCCGTTGAACTGGCTCCAAGTTTCAAGGCCGGCCGCCAGGAGGAAGTAGCTCAGCGCCAATTGCCCAGCCAAGTCATTGCCGTCTTTCGGCCGGGGCTGAGCGCAGAGGATCTCGGTTTTAGGGTCTTGTTTCCAGGCTCGGCCGAACATCTTGACGACTGTGGCCATCCAGCTATGGGGATGCTGGACTTTAAAGTCGAACGCCCAGTCATGGACTGAACGCTGCGTGATCGGCCAGTCTTTCTTGGCCGAAAGCAAGAGAAGCGTGGCGTAGGCTAAAGGCCGGCTTGGAGCGGCAGAACCCCAGGCATAGCTTTTGAGGTTCTTCAGCCAGTAGTTGAACGGATAGGTGATGGTGAAGTGATCACTGGGCTTTTTCATAGGCCGAGCAACTTCTACTAAGCAAAGCGCCGCGTAAACCTCATTCTGCTCCGAGTGGCACTTTTTTACTAGTGTGCAGATTTTCTACCTGCACTAGACTAAGTGTTGACACCCCCTAGACTTAAGTGCGTTAGTGCAGGATTTCTAGACGTTTTCGGAAAAGCTCCCCAACGGCCATATCGCATATTTTTGGATTCCTTTGCTGGCATTGGGAAAAATTAAAAAGCCCACGTGGGAGCTTTTCCTTTTTTTCTTGATATGCTGCACTAAATAGCTTAAAATGTTAGAAATAAAGAACTTAATCTAGTGCAGGATGGGAATTTACACAGTAGTCGATGAAACGCGGCTTTTGGCCTGTTTTGCTTGGAGCAGAATAGGATTCCTTGGCTGCCGAAACTGGTTGAGGATCTTCGGCCATGATCATCGGAATCGACCCAGGAAAGAGCGGCGGCCTTGTGCTGCTGCAGCCCACCGTTGCCGGCTTGGAGCCGGTTGAAATCAAGAAGATGCCTGAAGGCGAAGACGCTTTGACCGGCCTGCTCCGAGAATGGTGTGGCGTTGCCACGCATGCCTACATCGAAGCAATCCCTAAGTTTGCAGGCGAAAACCGGTCCGCCGCGTTCATGGCCGTTCTCTACGGCAACTACAAGTTCGTATGCGGCGCAATCCGCATGCACGGGAAGCCTGAACTTGAAGAAATGCCCCTCTTGAAGTGGATGAACCACACCATCCCAATGCGTACTCGGAGCCGGGACCGTACTGAGAGAAAGAAGCAATTGCTCCAAGCCGCCCAGAATGCCTGGCCGAAACATACGTGGAACTTGGCAACCTGTGACGCAGCCCTCATCGCAAAAGCAGGGCACGAGCTACGCAGTTGATGCTTGTTTACGGCTCTTGGAGTTTGCGCTACGTTCGCCGGCATGGCTACTCGCGCCGCACTACAACTCATGCCGCAAGAGAGGCAGTTTCTGGAATTACATATCATTGACGGGCTGCCGATCTACCGCGCTCACCAGAAAGCGTTCAAGCGTTTCTATGCTCAACGCCGAGGCAAGCAGCCGGTTCCTACTACTTCAGCCAGGCTGGGCCGTGCCATCCTCGACCGCGAGGAGAGCCAAGCCTACATTGAAGAGCTAAAGGCCAAACTTGCTGAAAGGGCGGAGCAGCAGAAGTTCCTGTCTTTTGATGAGAAACGAGCCTTTCTCGCCAAGATCGTGCGAACTCCAATTGCCGAGGTTGACGCGGACCATCCGATTGCGCAAGAGCTGACCGTCAGGGCTGATGGATCCCAGACAGTGAAGATTCCGTCGAAGCTGCAGGCTCTCGAGCTAGACGCTCGAATCATGGGCGAGTTCAAGGACAGCATGCGCCTCGAGGTCAGCGAAAAGGTTCTTGAGTTTGCCAAAAATCTGGTCTGATGATTCGCAAAGGCACGAGGCTAGAATACAATAGGACTGGCGTGCGAAAGCGGCCAGCGGATGCTGAAGCCCAAGTGATGCTAAGCGAAACCGAGTATCTCGACCACGCGTACGCAATCCGAGAAGCGCATGCCAATACCGGCGATCTTTTTGCCTCAGCCGAGTATCTCCTAAAGAACTGTGTCAAAAACCCGCCAACCGGCCAAATTACGCTGACAACAACTGACTGCGAGTTCTTAGTGTGGAAGTACATTCAGCGCTTACTCGATCTCGACCAGTACAAAGCTGCAGCGATCATGTGTTGGGGACCGGATCTCTTCACTCCTGAGCCTCATTGCACCCGCCTCGTTTGGGATGGCCTAAAAGCCGAATCCAAAAACCTAATCATGGGCGGTGGATCGTTGTCAAAGTCGTACTCGGGCGCAGTCTATTTTGGTCTTGACTTTCTTCGTGATCCCGAGTGGACCTGCATCAAAGTCCTATCCGTCACTAGGCAGCATGCCGTGACAAACGTCTTCGCGCACTTAAAGAACTTGCTTGCAAACGTCATCGTTCCGGTCCCTGGCTTAATCATCAAGAGCGACTCCGTGCGAGTTAATAACGATGACAAGCAAGGGATTCACCTAGCCTCGATTCCCCAAGGTGATGACGGTAAAGGCCGCTTGCGTGGATTCCATCCAGTTCCACGGCCTTCGCCACATCCTCGATTCGGCAGGCTAAGCCGCGTTGCGCTGCTGCTCGACGAAGCTGAAGAAATCCCTGGCGGCGTGTGGGAAGATGTCAACAACGTCCTTCTCACCGAAGAGGCTGACGATAGCCACGTCAAAGTGTTTGCTGCCACAAACCCAAAAGACAGGACCAGCAAATTCGGCGCCCTCGCAGAACCAACAACTGGTTGGGCAAGCGTGGACATTGACCTGCATGAAACCTGGAAAAGCGTACTCGGATGGAATGTCATCCGTCTCGACGGCGCTAAATGCGAGAACGTCAAAGAGAAGAAGGTCATCTTTCCTGGTCTCCAAACGTGGGAAGGTTTTGAGCGCCTGCTCAAGATGGGAACAGACAACCCTGAGTACTACACAATGGCTCGAGGCTGGTTCCCTGAGTCATCCGCGCAAGTCGTCATTGTCAACGAGGCGATGTTCAACCAGTCAAAAGGTCTTTACACGTTCTCAGGCCCAACGGTCACGGCAGGAGGCGTCGACCTCGCTTTTGAAGGCAACGACTTGGTCTTCTACACCGTGCTGCGTTTCGGCTTGTCGATCGGATGGACTGATATTCACGGCACGTTCCACCGATTCGAGAACGAGAAGCGCGTCATCCAGGTTGAGCAGCAAATCCCGCTCGAAAAGAAAGACACGCTAGCTCAAGCCCAAGCAATCGTCCGTCTCAGCCAGGACATGGGCATTCGTCCTCGTTGGTTGACGGTTGACCGGACGGGTTCTGGAACCGGCGTCCACGACGCGCTCAAGTCCGTATTCGGCCCCGACGTGTTTGGCGTCATGTTTAGCTGGGCTGCTAGCGACACAAGGATCCTCGAAGATGACACCGAGTCTTGCAGCGAACGCTACTACGACGTCATCACCGAGATGGCGTTCTCGATTCGCAAGTTCGTCGAAACCGACCTACTCAAGCTGAATCCCGGCATCAATTGGAATGCCCTTGAGAAAGAAACGGTCACACGCCGATACGCGCAGCAAGGCCGTGGAATCCTCCGCTTAGAGAGCAAGCGTGACTTCAAAAAGCGACACTCGAGCGTTAGTCCAGATCGGTTTGACTCCCTAATGGTTGCGGTACATGGCGTCCGCATGAACGAGGGAATCTCTGGCCGAATGGTCGATAAGCCTGTCCAGAACGACTACGCGGGTGGAAGAATGTCTCACGGTATTGTCGACACCTTGGAGTTCATCGACATGTCCAACGACTAAAACCCGTGAAACTGTAAGCCTCGACGCCAATGGAAAGAGAAGTTATCCAATCACTCGTAATGCCAGGAGGCTGGCATAAGCCAGAAAAAGACCGACTCGGACGTGACATGCCCGAGCCGATTCGCGCTGACACGTACAAAGAGCTGATTGAGGCCGTGATTAAGTTCCGCGCTGACAACACAATCCCCATTGGCGATGTTCGCGCCGAAGTCAATGAGTACATCTGCACAAGCTGGCCGCACATGTGCCATGGAGTTCCTGGCGCTGAAGTGACGGTCACCGTCAGTCACGGTTCTTCTGTGCAATCTCTCACGGATCGCATGATCCAATGGCTAGATCGCCAAGTCGAAAACCATTCTCCTGAAACCCTAGAGCTTAACGAGGAAGCCCAACGGCGGGCTGACATTTGCCGGATGTGCGCTTACAACGTGCATTGGAATAGTGGCTGCGGGTCGTGCTCTGACGCGGTAAATCGAATGTCGACAATTCTCCGAGTAGGCAAAGCTTTGCCCCATTCCGAAAGACTCCGAGCTTGCCAAATCCTTGGCCAAGAGAATCGGGCTGCAGTTTGGCTACGCCGAGAGAAACTCGGAAACAGCCCTGAACTTCCGGATCACTGCTGGGTCAAGCGATGAAGTTCACCTACCACAGTCCAATTACGTTTCTCAAAGCCATGCGCCGATACGCAGAGCACTTACTCGGAGGAGGAAACGGCATCGTTGATACTGCCACGAAGCAGAAAAGAATGTCCCTTTGCGAGGGCTGCGAGTATCGACAGGGTGTGCAATGCTCCCAATGCGACTACTGCTTGATCCGCGCCAAGACGCTATTGCCATCTGAATTTTGCCCAAAAGGCAAATGGTAAACTTTTCTCAATCCTATGAATGACGCTTCCACAAATGACATCGTCGACCCGCAGTCTGGCGAAGTCATTCCAGCAGTCTTAAGTTTTGAGCAAGCTTTTCAGACCTACAAAAACTTTGTCAAGGACAACCGCGATCGAACGCAAAAGAATGCCGCGATTGCAAGGAAGCTCAACAACGAGCAGCCTTGGAATCCCCAAAAGCTGAAAGCTGCTGGGCAATCTTGGAGAAGCAATCGCCCGACTGGCTTCATGTCGAGTCTCATCAAACGGCTCACTCCTCCTTACAAGCAGATGGTCGACCAGCTTCCGCTGCTTTCCTATTCTCGTTTTCCGAATGAAGCAATCGGCTCTGACGTCGAGCGCGATGTCTTCCGGGCTTCTATTACGGATTGCATTCGGCAATGGCCAGGATGGGCAGACTTTGTCACTCAGCTGATTGATGAAGACATTGGCTATGGCTATGCGGCCGTCGGTAGAGAAGACGAGTTTAGCTGGAAGCCTAAGATGTACCGCTCTGACGAGGCTATGTTCTACGTTGGATGCCCGCAGCAGGCTAGCAAAGTCAAAATCTGGGGACTGAAAGAAGACTTCTTTGTCGACGACATCGTTTCATTGCTAAAGAACCCTGAAGCCAGTCAAGATGCCGGCTGGCGTATCGAAAATCTGATCAAGAAGCTAAACACTTCTGGCAAGCAATTCGATGATCGCTCAGCCGAAAACAATACTCGAGTCTACGAGGATCTAATCCGCGAAAACAATCTTGCGGCAAGCTTTAGCTCGGCTATTCGCGTAATTAAAGCTGGCCACGTATTCGCTTTGAATCCTGCAGGCGGAATTGACCACTACATCTTTGATCGCGATGATGGTACCGCACTCTTCTTCCGCGCTGGCCGCTACGCTAAGATGGAGCATTGCCTTACGCTGTTCTCGGCTGAAGTCGGCGATCGCACTCTCCATGGAAGCCGTGGCGCAGGCCGAGCCCTTTACAATACGCACGTCTCGGTTGAACAAGCCCGCAATCTTGTGCAAGACGCGCTGCATCTTTCTGGCCTGCTTCTCCTAAAGCGGACGCATAAGACGGGTTCAGGTTCGCTAGAAACTCCAGGTCTAACGGTCAGTCACCCATTTGCAATTGTCGGCGAAGGATTTGAAGTGCTAGACCGCGTTAAGTTTGAAGTCAACTCCGAAGCTTTCTTTGCTCTTGATCGCCACGCAACCAGCCAGGCTGAAATCCAGATTGGCGCTTTCATGCCTGGCCAAATCATCAACGAGAAAGGTGAACGCCGCACGGCTAGCGAAGTCAACTACGTCGCTTCAATCGATGCGCAGATTCGCGCAGGCGTTCTAGCTCGTTTTGCTGACCAAATGTTTTCACTGATTGACCAGCTTCAGCGCCGAATCTGTAGCCCTGAAATCGTGGCTTTTGCTGAACAAACAGCCATCGAGTCTCGAGTTTCTGGATCTTTGCCGATTTACGAAGACGATGTCTGGGAAGCCCTAGTCAATGCCAGCCAAGAAACCGGATTCATGCGAGTCCAAGTGCCTAAGTATCTCGAAGTCGATGCCGTTCAGTGCGTAGTCGAGATGATGCTCAAAGGCGTTACGGCTCAGCAAATCTTGGTTCTTGCTAATACCAACAGCCGAGCCAACGTCGACGACGCAATCGCTTCTCAGTCTGGCGTGCTCGACATGATCGTTGCTCGATACGGACAAGACCCGATCGTAGACACCACGGAGCTTAAGCGCCGCGACATTGCCGCAAAGCTTGGCGGCCAAGCAGCGGAGCGTTTGCTCAACGTGGATCTCAATCCGCTTTCGCAGCTTAAGCAGCAGCGCCAGCAGATTATTGAACTTTCGACTATGCTCGCCTCTAATGATGTGCCCGTGGATCCGACAGATGACGACCGCGTCCACTTGTCAGTTATCATTGACCGCATCCGCCCGATGCTTTCCGACCCAACGATCAGTCCGCTGACCTCAAGTCAACAGTTCCTAGTCCGCGTGCTCAACCATGCCGGATCTCACTTGCAAGCGGCTCTCAATAAAGGCATATCGCCAGCGGAACTTAGCGAAGCTAAGAAAATCCTTGGAATCCTGCAAAAGTTTGTGCAGATTCCACCTATCGATCAGCAAGCTAGCCAAGCTCTGCAGCCAGTAACTCAGGGCGGAGCACTTCCCGCTACAGAAGTTGGCAAAGATGCTCTGCAAACTCCGCAAACTCCGTTAACAGACCCGCAAAACATTGTGGCAAACGTCGCGAACCCAGCGCGGCCCACGCCACCTAAAGGAACAAATCAACCAGGACCTGGGTCACAAATCCCAGCGTCATGAGCCAAAATTGGACTATTGAAGACGGCGTGGCTCTTCGCGACTTCTTAGCTCGCGTGCCCGCAGTAAAGCTTAAGTCAGTGCTAAGTCCTCTGTGCCCGGCAGTTTTGGACGCTGAGACGCTGCTTGCGCATGACGCCCAAGCAGTCTCTCGAGTTGCCGCCATGAAAGCCGGCTGGGACGCTTGCGTCGACGCCTTTATCGAGCTCGGTGCGCAAAAGCGCCCGGCTTCTCCCGATGCAAATTACCGCGATATGCAGTAAGCCCAACAACCCCACCCAATTATGTCAACCGAAAAATCCGTAACCTCAGAAGGAGTCCCACCGCAGCTCGACCTCGGCAACGTCGATCAGCCTTCAGAAACCCAAGTCGCCGACCTTGATGCTGCGCTAGACGCCGCCGGTCTTGGTGATGAAATTGTCGAGCCTACAAAAATTGTCGAACCTGCTGAACCTGCTGAACCCGCGGAATCCGCAACGGTTGAAGAACCTTCTGAGCCTGAGCCGGAATCCACGCCTGAAGCTGGCGGTGAGGAAGCTAAGCCTGCGGATAAGGCCGTAGATGAAGCCGCTAAAAAAGCTGCTGAACTTGAGGCGCTTGACCTCGATAAGGTTAAAGCTCCTGAAGATGTCAGCCCACGAAATCTTGTCAACTTTAACAAGCTGCGCGATGTAGCTAAGCACTACAAAGCCCAAGTCCAAGCAACTGAGACCCGGCTGCGCGAGCTTGAAGCAAAAGCTCAGGAACTTGAAACCCGCCCGGCGCAGCCTCCTGCAGAAATCATTAAAGAACTTGCTGAGCATCGCCAATTCCGCAAACTGTTTGACGCGGAGAATGACCCCGAGTTCAAGCGCCAGTTTAACGAGAAACTGCAGGCCCTGGACACGGATGTCCTGAGCATACTCCGCAAGAATGGCTTGCCCGAAGATGCTGAGAAGCAGCTTAAAGCTTTGGGAATTGATAAAGTTTCTGCAGGCTGGTGGGAATCTGAAATCCTGCCCAAACTCCCGTTTGTCGATCGCGAACGGATCCAGAAGCGCCTAGCTGAGCGAGCCGACGTGCTGGATCAGCGTTCTAAAGAGCTTGAAAAATTTAGCTCGCAGCGCGATCAGTGGCTTGAGCATGAAAAATCCCAAGTCGCAGAGCGTTTTCAGCAAGAGCAAACGCAAATTGATCAGCATCTCGAGCTACTCACGCAGAACGTTCCTTGGGCTAGATACCAAGAAGTTCCGGCTACAGCTAGCCGAGATGAACGCGCCAAGATCGAAGCGCACAACCAGTCCGTGGCCGACCTTGAGCAGAACTTCCGCAACTTCCTATTCCCCAAAAATCCGACTGAAAGAGCTGAAGTTGCAGCCGCGGCTGTCGCCAGCACCAAGCTAGCCGGAGCCGTGGATGATTTGGCAAGCCGACTGCGCGAGTCAAACTCAAGAGCTGAAAAGCTTGAGAAAGAGCTTGAAGCAATTCGCAGTGCGGGCCGTTCTCCCTCAGCTCGTCCAGCCAACCGCCGCGCAGCGTCTGAGGCCCCGGATCCTTCAAAGCTATCCGATGAGGAAGCAATTGAAGCTGGTCTAATGGCCGCCGAAGGCTTGATCTAGTCCGCTCATCTTGGCCCAAAGCATGAAGACGAAGATCAAACTAAATCTGTCAAAAAAGACGGCTGAAGAATCGGCTAGCGAGTTTGACGGGCAAATTGAAGGGATCAATGACGTAGAGCTCGACGAGCTTGCTGAAGAAATTCCTTCTGAGCCTATCCTTCCAGCAGCAAAGTCAGAATGGGTTGGAACTGATGTTTTCATCGGTTTCCCCTGCTACAAGACCACAAATCCAGTTACAGCCTGGTGCTTAGTCGCGATGGCAAAAGACTTTGGCGATCGCGTACGCATGGACATGGAAATCGGCGATGCCATGATTTACCATGCTCGCAATCGTCTAGCTCAGCGATTCTTAGAGTCTTCGGCAAATTGGCTTCTTTTTATTGACGACGACATGATTGTCCCGATTGGAAGACCAGACTTCTTCCGCGACATGGCGCGGCTTCCTTCTGACTACCCAGAAGCACCGGCAGCGCTGAACACCGTGACCCGGTTGCTTAGCCATAATCAGATGCTAGTCGGCGCCACGTATTTTGCCCGGCATCCAAAAGGCCGAGTGATCAATAGCTTATTCGGCGACGCAGAGTATCGTGCAGCGGCTTCAAGTTTTACGGATAGAATCTATCCTTGCGAATGGCTAGGAACAGGCTGCATGATGATTCACCGCAGCGTGTTTACCACCATGATGGAAAAGTTCCCAGAGCTTGAGCCTGGCGATGATGAAATGCCGTGGAACTTCTTTCAGCCTGGCGTTGATGGGCGTGGTGAGGATATTGCTTTTTGCGCTCGCGCCCTTGAGTGCGGAATTCAACCTCATGTAGACGCGCAGCTGCATGCCGTCCACGTTGGCTATGGAACTTACGGGGTGCACACTTCAACCTTTAACGAGATTCTTGTGTGAAAGCCGATGTTTTAATCGTTACTTGTGCTCGCGACGAGTGGTGGTTTTGCCAGACGCTTCCGCTTATCCTAAGCCGTCTCTCTGGATTTCGCCGCATAGTAGCCGTCGCGCCCGAACAAGATCGGCATATTTTCGAGCCGGTTAAAAACGTGCACTGGAACTTTATTCCTGACTGGTCAGGTAAAGGATACTTTTGGCAACAGTGGGTCAAGATTAACGGCCCCGCGTATTGCCCTGACGCAGACTGGATTGTCCACATCGATAGCGACATCTTTATTAAGAAGCCCGTCAGTCTCCAAGATTTTGATCGCGCATGGCTAATGGCGCAGTACGCAACGCTTCCTCCTCTTCCTTGGAAAGGATCTACCGAGCAGCACTGCGGGTTCAGCGTGCAGTACGAGTACATGCGGGCTTTTCCGTTTATCATCAACACGCAAACACACCGGCTTACGCAAGAAATTCTTAACCGTTTTGGGAAACCATTTTCTGAATACATCGCTGAGCAAACCGTATTTAGCGAGTTCAATGTCATGGGAGCCATAGCCCATAAGCATCACCCGGAACTCTATAACTGGATTGACTTGTCTTACCAAATCCAAGAACCGGCCCCTTTTTCCAGAGTTCACCACGCCTGGATTAAACCACCACCCGATGAAGCGCAAGCTTACGTCGACCAACTCGTAAAACCATGAATAAGCTCCTCATCTGCATACAAGCTTGGGAAGGCGATATCGTCCAAGCTGAAAATCTTGCGCACGTTCTTTGTGACTTATCTCCTAAACGGTCTCCGTATCTCCATGCCGATATTGCGCTGATTACTAGGTTTGACTGCCGTCCCTTTAACAAAAAAGTCTTAAGCCGCCTTGAAGAAGCTTTTGAGCACGTGTATCAGCACGTAGGCGAGCGCCGCGAGACAGGTTGGCCTGCAGGATGCAACGCTCTATGGTTTAGCACAATTTCTTGGTCCGCTGGAATGGTGCGCAACCGAAAGTTTTCCTATCCGGTTCTTCTTACAACAGAAGCCGACGCTTGCCCGCTAGTTGCTGATTGGGATCAGCAGCTTTTTGCTGAATGGAATAAAGCAAAGAAATCCGTAGTCGGCGATTGGCTAGACTCGGGTTCTGACGAGTGCGGGCACATCAATGGCAATATGATGGTCGATTCAAGCATTTTTGACATGGACTACAAATTGGTCGGCTGCGACGGCAATCAGGCTTGGGACACGGTGCTCGCGCCTACTTTCAAAAGGCTTGGCTGGTATGACACGCCGCTAATCCATTCAATGTGGAAAACAGAGACTCTTCCAAATTCCGAGATTGAGAAATTGACGAAAGACGGAGTCGTCTGGCTTCACGGCGTCAAGGACTCTTCAGTTCAAGACTACGTAGCAAAGAAGTTTGCTTCGTAGCACATTTGCTTTTACTGTAGGGGCAAAAAGTCATACTTCCAGGCTTACGAATGGCCGCCGAAAGCGGCTAGCTCGCAAGTGGCTTCCAACAGTTGCAGACAGG